TGCTACTGTTATTGTCATTTAATCTTCTCTTTTTTAGACACTAATAAAGAATTCCCTGTTGATACTCTGGTCTTTTATTTATACTCTTATCACAATCATCTGGAAGCCAATATTTATCAGGATCATACGCATAATCAAATTCATCTTTTGTAAAAATGCTATTTATTGAAATTAAATTGTCATTATAATTGAATTTATTTATGTTTGATTTCATTTTTATTATCGAGTATGTATTTTTAGATGGAATAAGTCCAAATTCGTATCTGCAAACTTCTAAACATTTTGAAACAGAATTTCCAGAGTTTATTAAATCATCAACGACAATAACAGGAGCTTCTGTAGGCATCCCATCAATTAGATTAAATAGTCCATATGATTTTCTCTCTTTTCTAATAGTGAATGCATTTACATTAATGTTTAATTTCAATGCACACATTTGGATTGCAGTCATTAAAGAAATTGAATTTGTTGCTAATCCACACAATTGAAAATGACTATTTTCTTCTTTATTCTTTATTTTTGTTAATAAATCATCCAAAAATATTGCTGATATGTGAGTCAACATTATAGGATTATGTGTTAAATTTCTCAAATAAAATTGATACGTCATGTGGTTTTTTGAAGGATGTTTTGTTGGTAATTGTCCCTTTTCAATTCCATCCACATATCTAATTTGTGGATCACATCTAAAAATACATTTGGTATCAATGTAATCGTATAATTCTTTTTTAATTTGTTGTTTTTTATCTTCATCTAGAAACATTGATATCATCCCCATTTAATATTGTTAATGGTTTATATCCTTTTCGGAGATATCTATCTTCTTCTAATGCTTTTGGAACTATGTCTTTTTTATATTTATTTAAAACCGCAAAGAAATATGGAAATGTTGTTAAATTTTCGCTTAATAATACTTGATGACAAAATCCAAATGAATCTGTTGAATTGCATATATCATCAACAATCATAACTGGTAATTCGTTTGGTATTCCTTCAATATAATTGTGTATACCATATGTCTTTCTTTCTCTTTTTATCATAAATGAATTGATATTAATATTGTATTTGTGTCTTAATAACAAAGGAATAGCAGTCAGCAACGGAATTGATGACCATTGTCTTCCTGTTATTTGAAAATCAAAAGATCCTACATTTTCATTTATTATTTCATAAAAAATATCTACTATTTTTTCCATTATTTCTGTATTATATAACGCTCTTGCTAAATAATATTGGGCTTTATATCTAGTTCCTGGCAATTTATCAAAAAAATGAGTTTCTGGATATAATATACAATGTTGTTCTATGTATTTTGCTATGTATTTTTTTTCATCATCCATGAAATTCTCTCCATTTACTATCTTTCACATCAAAAATTAATGCAATTCTGTCAATATTTCCTATCGTTTTTGTAAAATGAATTTCTTTGTTATTAAAATACCATAACTCATTTTGTTTGAATATTTTTAATTCATTATTAACAGTGTATTCATACATTCCTTCAATGACATAATGAAATCTATCTCTTATTTTATAATAATCTCCAGCATCTGTATGGGGATATACCATTTTTTCTAATGGAAGTTTAACAATGAGAATTCTTCCTATCTCTCCCTCATACTTATCAATAAAAGCATTTATAAATTTTTTTATTTTTGGAAATAAAGAATATAAATTCGTATCTCCCGACTCATGAATATGTCGGGAATCAACTGAAGAATTAACTATAGCTTTTCTTAGTGGTATGGACTGAGTTTCACTCTGCACTTCAATATTGTCTTGTCTTTTTGTATTAAATTTCCAGAGATAATTATTCTGTTGTACCTCTTTTAAAATTTCAGACGAATCAATATTATCCAATTTAAAAAAATTCATTATATCCTCACAATTTGTTTAAAATCAATTACATCATTTGTTTAATCTCAAAAATTTCTTTTTTGAGATTGTCAATTTCTTTACTTTTTGCTGTATTTGCTACTGTTATTGTCATTTAATCTTCTCTTTTTTAGACACTAATAAAGAATTCCCTGTTGATACTCTGGTCTTTTATTTATACTCTTATCACAATCATCTGGAAGCCAATATTTATCAGGATCATATTTGGTATCAAAATCTTTTACACTAAAAAGAGAGTTTAAATTTATATCTCTATCTCTATATTTTATAACCGTTAGATCTTTTTTAAAAGTACATATAGCATATGCATTATTTGCTGGATATAAATCTAATTCATATTTACACGCATCCATTGTTCTTGTAAATGATGATCCAGCATTTATAGTATCATCAATGAATATAACTGGCACATTTTTAGCAGGAATGCCTTCAATAATATGATTTAAACCATAATGTTTTCTTTCTTTTCTTACAGAGAAGACATTTATTCCCATTTTATATCTAGATGCCATAGACTGTATTCCAGTTAATAGAGGAACACAAGATGTTTCTAATCCAGCTAATTGAAAAAATTCAAATTCGTCTTTATTTTTAACATCTGTTAGTATTTGATCTAATATCAAAGCAGATACATATTCTAACATTTTATAATTAAAAGTAAGTCTTCTCAACATAAACATCATAGTTGAATTATCAATACTAGGTTTATTAGATATTATTTTACCAGTCTCAATGGCTTCAGAATATTTTACTTCAGGATTACATCTGAATATACAATGTTTATCAATATAGTCATACAATTCTTTCAATATTTTAGTTTTATCTTCTTCATTTATTATCATATTATATCATTCCCATTAACAATGCTTAAGGGTTTAATTCCTCTTTTTAAATATCTATCCTCTACAAAAGAATTAACACTAATATCAGTTGTATATTTATTTAGTATTGCAAATATATAAGGCAAACTTTCAAGTTTTTCTGTTTTTGTTATAACATTATAGCAATGTAAAAATCCATTTGTAGAATTACACACATCATCAATAATTAAAACAGGAAGTTTATTTACAAGACCTTCAATATAATTATTTCTTCCATATGTTTTTCTCTCACGTTTTATCATAAATGAATTTATTCTTATATTTTTTTCATTATATAACCATAGAGGTATGGCAGATAATAATGGTAAAGCCGCCCACTCTCTTCCAGTAATTTGAAAATTAAAATGACCCACTTCTTCATCAATTATTTTATAAAACTGTCTACAAACACAATTCAAAAATTCTACATTATATGTTCCATTTGCTAAATAATACTGTCTACCATATCTAGTGCCAACCATTTTACCATACATATACGGTTCACTTGGTTTATAGATACACAAATTTTTAATATAATCACGGATAAATTCTTTATCTTTTATATTTTCCATAATACCTCTATTTTAATTTTTCAAGTATCAAGTCTAGTTTATTTTCTATACCTTCTACTCTTTCTTTCAATTCATTTACTTCATTTTGTTTTTTCTTTAATAATTTATATCTTTTCAACCCTTCTTTATCTGTGTTCAATATAGCACCTTTATTATCATTTTGTCTACAATATTTTTCCATAAAAAACACTCATATTTGTAATGCTATTGCTCTAACATCTTCTAACATTGGAACTCGAATAGGGTTTGAGCTTAATAATACAATCTTAATAGCAAACTCTTTAAATCCAACAAATCTAGAAGAATCAGAATTTTCATACTCTACTATTCCATCACCAACACCAGAATTAAATATATAATATGTTGAAATAGAATTACTTTGTGTGAACCCAGTATCTAATGTCATAGATGTATTATTGGTAACGCTTATTACAGATTTTATTGAGAATATATCATCAGACGTTTCGATTCTAATTTTATCACCAGGAGTGAAGTCTTCAGAGAAAAATGTTCCTGTAAAATGATGATCTTCTGTAAGACTACTTGCAGTTAAATCTATATTTGCACCAGATCTAGTTTCAGCAACAGCAATATGAGAAGCATTGCTAAAACTTACATAATATTTACCTCCTGTAATTAAATTAGTCAAGTCTGTTCCGCCATTTGCACTATATATTAGTGGATCGCCCACTTCAAAATAAGTATTAGCATCTAAAATGGCAATAACATCATTTACATTATCTACATTAGTATTAGCACTGAATGAAAATTCTGTAGCAGACAAATTATTGTTATCAGAAGAACAAGATACAGCTCCAGATAATGTTACAGGAGTAGATGTTCCTGTATTAGCAAAAGCACTTCTAATTTCAGACTCTACAATATTTAAAGCACCAGATATAGAAAATGTAACAGATCCAGTATCTAAAATACCACTATTCATTTCAACTATAACATTATTACCATCTGCAAAAGATACTATACCTTCATTTGTTCCTTGAGTTGCAGTTTCACCTTCTACAACTGTATTGTTGTCTAATGTTAAATAAGACTTTCTCTTTGAGGGGACTTTGAATTTATATTCAATGAAATTTTTAGTATTTGTGTCTGATGAAAATATATTCTCACCACCATCTACATATTCTAATTCTGTCCAAGTTTTTGTATTGAATTCTTCACCATCTTGATTATTTAAAAATTTACCATAAACTTTAATATTTGTAGCAGTTGGTTTATAAGCAGTTAAATAAACTTCTAAATCCTCTGCTTCTTGTCCATCTTCAAGAATAACTTTCTTAGATATGTATCTACTCAAAGAATTACCATATCTAGTATTTTCATCCCAATAATCATTGTTTATTATATTCTCAACAAAAAGACTATTTTTTCTTCCTAAATTTATAACAGGAGAAACATATTTTGATGAAGATGTTAGATTTAATTTATATTCAAGAGTTTTATCACCAGAAACTTGATTTATTTCATTAGATCTAGAATAAATCTTTCTTTCATAATCATTAAACTCATAATCTTTATCATTTTCAACGATAGTATACTCAACATCAACGACATCAGAATTTGATGTTCCTTTTATATTATAACTCATAAAAGTCTTACTAGGTGTTGTTACACCAAACTTAGGAACAACAGTATGATATGATAAATCATCTACACTAATAACATTACCCCATGTTATCAAAGTTGTAGCATTCGATTGACTAGTATTTGCAGGATCAACAATTCTATAAATTGCTACTGTTGGATTTACAGTATTTGAAAAATAAGATGTTGTATTAGCAGTAGAAGAATCTAGCCAAATTTCACCATTCACTTCATTAAAGTATTGTATTCTTCCATAAACTTTATCGTTCAATGTGTTAGAAACTACACTTTCAGAATTTGAAATATCTACGGAGGAGTTCACAGTATAAACTATATCACCAACATCCAAACCAACTTCAGTATTACTTCTTGTGAATCCATCAATTGTTAAAAATTCATCATCTTCATTTTTAAATACAGCACTACCATTTAAAGGACTAAATATGGCCCTATATATATTAAATTTAATATCTTCTTTCTGAAATTCAGTCCAATTACGAAGGTTAGCTGATACAAACATAACACCAATATATGGATTTGAGAATACTTGTTCATCAGTGTTAATATCAAAATCTCCAGTTTCACAAGTCCATATTTCATATTCTGGACTATTTCCATCAGGCTGAATAACAAAAGAATATGATTTACTATTAAGAATACAAATAGGATAGTCAAAAATAAATCTGGTTTCAGTTAGACCAGTTTCAGATGTTAAAACTTCTGAAGAAGATAAATGACTTTTAGCAAAAATTTTACTTGTATCTGGTGACCCATCGTCTGAATTTTGACAAATAAAGCATGTTACACCTAATGTATCATCCTTACTTCTAAAATAAACACCTAGAGAAGATATAAAAGAGGCAGAACTTCCGTCTGGAGAATTTGATACAATAAAAGATTGTCCAATAGGATCACAATCACCAGCATCAGCATCAGCATCAGCATCAGCATCAGCATCAGCACCATCACCACCGTCAAAAGTAGGTCTTGGTAAAACTACAACACTTGTTGAAACATCTGTTTGAGTTCTGGTATCAGTTGTTGTTTCATAAAATAAAATAGGCTGTCTAATATTTAAATTAGTAGTTTCTCTAGTAACAGATATTGAATCTGCTGTATACACAGCCCTATTCATTGTTAAAATAGCATCTCTACCAATAGTCAAATCTTCTACATTACTTAATTGAAAAAGTCTGTCTCCTGTTCTAAATGTTTCTGCAGGAATTCTAAATAAACCGCACAAAAATCCATTTTCATCTGAAAATAAAGCATCTCCAAAAATAGAATCTGAGAGTGGCCTCACAACTCTATCTTCTCTTCCTTCTGGTGCTGTGGCTAAACCTGACAGAACCCCTGGAATGCAATGAGCATCAACATTAATTTCATCAAAATGAGCATGAATTCTTGTGTTAGGTTTTAAAAAATTACAAACAAACGCTACCAATCTAGATCTAATATAAGGATTTATTGAAACATCTTTAACATAAGAACCTATTTCAAACTGTTCAGTAAATGTGTTAACTTCTAAATCAGTTACTGTTCTTTCTTGTTGAGTAGTAGTAGTAGTAGTAGTTGTTTGTGTTTGACCTTGTGTTTGAGTTGAAGATGTGCTAGAAGTAGATAAAGTTCTCCAATCTCCAAAAACAGTTCCAAATGGACTATCAGCAAAAGATTCAAAGGGTGCTGCAATATCCAAATCTATGTTAACATTTGGTAATACTTCTTCGTCTCTCCAAAAATCTTCACTTGGAAATAAATCCAAATCTCCAGTCCAAGCCCAAAAACTTTCGGAAGCATTTCTAAATTTTGTTGCAAATTTTTGAGATATAAACACTTCTTCTGTGAAAGGAAGTGTTATTACTTTTCCTGTTCTTTGTACATTTGTTGAATCTGTATTTGAAAATTGCAAATCTGCATCATGAGATATAAAAAATGGTCTTGCGACAGTTTCGTCTTTATCTATAGAAATTTTATATTCAAAATCAGAAATTTGACCTAAATTGTGAGAGTTAAATGGATCAACAAAAATACCATTTTTAAATCTATCTAAACCATTTGCATCTGGTACTGTTAAATTTTTAGCCTCTTGTTCTAAAGCATTTAGTACTGTATAATATTCAACTCTTTTTAATCTTTTATCTAAAGTTCCTATATCTTTCATAGTATATCGTCTATTAGTTTTTAATGATACTCTTATAAATGGAATATCTTTATAAATATCAAACTGTCTTTTAGTTGGAGATGGATATGGTGGAACAAAAGATTGAGCAACTAAAGTTTGATCATTTTCAGTAAAAGGAATTTGTGGGTTTATTTTTGCTTGACCTTCTATAACCCCGAAATTTCCTGAAGAATCTAATGTAATAACATCATATCTTGGTAGAAAATATTCAAAATCAGCTATGAAATTTTCATCTGGTATTATAGTATGTTGGCCTGAAGAGGGCACATCAAAAGAAGAATTTGAAACTGCTGGATTTTCAGATGCAGAAGCTTCTGTTATTGAATCTGTAGCTGTGTTATGTTTTCTAATTCTAAAATCAATATAATTTCTTAAATCTTTCCCATCATATTTTGGAATTTCAATAGTTTGAATAGAATTAGTATTAGATGTGTTAGCATCATCGATAGGATAAGATTCTACTGAAAAAAATCCAACAGAAGCATCAGTATTAGCAACAAAATAATCTAACTCAATTAACAATTTTGTAGTAGAATCAATTTTAGATGAATATTGTGGCTTTACTTCTAATTTTCCATGATCATAAAAAGAATCTCTTTGTCCATTATCTAAATTAAACCAAGTTATTCTATTAGGATTTGTTAAACTATAGGTAGTACCAACATAAATATTTTTTATTTTATGTATATCAGTAAATCCTAAATCCCAAGGCCCTATCGAACCTGCAGAATTAGTAGCACAATCAATTTTAACATACCTACCTTTTCTAATTAATTTAGGGATAGATATGGCTTCATTTCTATTAACCTGATATGAAGCATAAACAGTATGAGGGCCTGCTGGTAAAGTTAAGCCAGTTTCAGCAACAAAATTAGTATTAGAGTTTACAGTGACAGATGTAAGAGGAAGAGGAGATCCCTCTACATAATATTTAGCATAATCTGCACTATTATTTGTAGTGCTGATTGGATTATCAATTTCTATCTGAGAAGAGTTTGCAATAGAAACAACACGTCTAATTCTTGGTTGAGCACCATCATAAACATAAATCAAAGAACCAACTTCTAATTCATTTTCAAAGTCTGTTGCAGTGTTAGCATTAATTGTTGTAGTTCCAGGAGATATATCTATATCTCCTGTTAAATTAGCAGTATAAACATTTGCACCTAAATATATATCAAATTGATCTATAGAGTTTAAATTTAAAGATCCTATTCCATAATTTAATCTTTCTAAAGAAGCACCTGCAGCTGCAGTATCTAAAGTTATGTTAATAGACCCAGCTGAAGAAATTGTAGAACTTTTAATTTGATTATATGTATAAAGTGTGTCTCCAATGCCAGTATTATTAGTCAATCTTTTTACAGCATCTAAACCAGTATCAAAAATCAAACTTTTTCTATCAGAATCTTTAATAACTGCTACACCATTTTCTAAAATAATGTCAGCTTTTGCATTACCAAAAGTACCACTATTTAAAAATATGCTTTTAACATCTGAAGAAAAAGTTTTACCAGAATTCATCCTAATATTAAACAAATAAACATAATATCTAGCGTCTGGAAGACCTTTAGTTCCGTCTATAAAAGAAACTGCTCTTACATTAGCATATCCAATCAAATTTCCAATTGGAGCAACATTGACTCCTTCATAATCTGATAAAGAAGTTTGTGCCTCATCGTATAACTCTATTTCTTTATTTTGCTCAACATCAAAAGTTCCTAAGAATTCATTACAAATTATATAGTTTCCATAATTAGCTGTTACTAATTTATTTTGAATAAATTGTGTTGAAGTTCCTTTTGTTGCCTCTAATAAAGTGTTAGTTAGTTTTTCAACTCTATTCCCTCTAACATAGGCAACGCCAGAACTAACAGTATAATAAAAATTAGAACTATTTGAATTATTATTCGTAGCTTCTATTATAAAAGGTTTAGTAACATAATTTCCTGATTCTTCAAAAGTTCTTCTAGAAAGAGACTGTTGTAGAGTATTATATTCTGGATCTGTTCGTTGTTCTACTGGTATCGTGTCATCGAAACTAACTATAGTAAAGAAATTTTTACTATTAGAAGAATCGGATGCTAATTTAGAAACTAATGTTGGTTTTAATTTTAAACGAAATGCTCCTGGTGCATTTTCATTAGGATAACCTAAAGCGTTGTCTGTTAAAGTTAAATCTTCTTGGTCATTTACAACACTTTCTGTTGTATCAAAACCAATAACATAACCAGCTACATTTGCGTCAAAATCTTTTACAGTAATTATCTGTTTTTCTACAGCTGAAAAGTATCCCTTTTGGAATATGATACCTTCAGTTGTTTGAATTAAGTAAGAGGTTCCAGTAGCATTAACAGTAGAATTGGAAGTAATAGATGTAATAGTATCAAAAAGATTATTAGAATCTAAGTTTGCAAAATTTCCCTGATTTTCATTATAGATATAAATTTTATCCCCAGAAGAAAATTTTGATACATCATTATTAGAACTATCTTTACCTGTATAATAATATTTTATATATAATCTATTAGTTTCAGGTGCATTGCTAACAATACCATTCTTTGCTAGAGAAATAGATGCTCTTGCTGCATTGGCATCTGTACCATTAGTAACAATATAATTTTCATTTAGTTCACTTATCAACAAATTAGTGTTTGTATTCAATCCATTACCATCTAATTGATCGGATAATAAAATATAAGAAGCATTTGGAATATAGTTAATGCCAACACCATCAACAATAGAACCATCTTTGAAAACATGATTACCAAATCTTTCAATTTGTTTTTGTAAAATTGTTTGGAGTTGTGTTAATTCTCTTGCTTGGACAGCAACAGAAGGTCTAAACAAAACTTTATAAAAATCTTTATTTTCATCATAATCATCAAAATATGGTGAAACATTAAAATTTGTTTTTAAAGATGACATATTTATTTCTTCCTATTATAACTTAATAATCAGCTTATATGCTTCATTTTGATTGTTTGAACGATTTACATTATTTATACTTTGTGTATAAAAAGGAACTAAATCTTTATAATAAATATCACCAGTTTCATTTATTGTCTGAATTGTTGTAGTGTTGCTTCCTGCTGCATTTGTAACAGATTCTCCTTCTTGAAAATCTTTATCACCAGCAACATAAACCTGAGTAGAATTAGAAAATACTACATAACCAACTGCTTTACTGTTAGCACCTTTAATTTTTTCACCTGTAACAAAAGTATGTGCTGGTGTTACATTTGCTTTTAATACTTGATCAAAAGTACTAGTAGTGTATACATTTCCTTTTGAAAAATCAGAATCCAAATAATAAACATCTTTTACAATACCTATCTTATTGTAAAGTGTATTTGATGTTACTATTGTATTTGATTCGTTATTTGAAAATTTAAAGTTAATTCCTAAACCTTGAACATTCAATTCATTTTCTGGACTTGAACCGTGACCACCAGGAGGATTTATAATAGGATATAAAATTGCACCAGAACCAGCTGGACTATCTATTGATACATTCGCCCAAGAAACAAAAGTTCCTTTGGTTAAAACTGTTACGCTGTGAATAGAATTTGAAGAAGCATTAATATTACAAAATGCTGTTGGTGCTATATCACCATCAGATTCTATAACAATATCAGGAGCAATAGAATATAAAGTTACACCAGGAGTTATGTTATTAGTATTTGCAGAAGAAGTAAATTTAACAAACTTACCAGAAGCATTAGATGTAAAAGTATCCACTTTTAATAACTGAGATGTAGAAACTGTATTGTTTATTAAATATATCCCACAAGTATCATAATGAAAACTATCACCTATAGTATTAGATTGAACTTGTATTGTTGAAGTATTAATAACTGCCTGCACAGTACCATTAGAATGCCTATCATACCCAACACCATTGTTTGCAATCACAATAACTTCCACACCAGCATTATTTCCAGCAGCTGCAACTATACTCGAATTAGTAAATAGAGGAACATAATCTGTTGTTGCAAACCTATCATAGTTTGTTGTGGATATAGATGAAATATATCTCCAGATATAATTATCTGCAGTTTGAAATGATGTTTGTTGTGTGGGAGTAGATATAGAACTTGGATTTACAGTAGAGTTAGCATTATTAGCATTATCAATACATTTGTAAATATGATAATATCCACCAGGAACATCTGGAGATGTGATAGTATAATAATTTGTATTTGTAAATAATGTATTTGATGTATTATCATATCTTTCATATATAGTATTTGCTGACCAAGAATTATTTTTAATAACTGGAACTATATCTGTATTTGAAAGTTGTTTACCAAATAGCATTAACCAAGAATTTATGAAAGAAGTATCATAATCACTATCAACTGCTGTTGGTATACCATTAGAATATTCTAGTGGATGTGAAGCAAAAGCATAATAATGAGAAACATTTGCTTCAATACTTTCTAAAATATCTTGTATTAAATTTTGTTTAAATTCAGGTAGAATTTTTGACATTATTTACCTATTGCAGTATAACTTACTGATTTTGTTGTTACATTTGCAGTTCTTACATTTGCAGTAGAAGTGTTTGATGCAATAACAATAGATTGATATGTTGAATCATATGCACCAGCAATATTTGTTGTTACTGTAAGCGAATATAATCCTGTTGGGAAAACATTAGCAAAAGTAATATCACCTACAGTTGTGTTAGCATCAACGCTACCATATTGAATAATAAGACCATTGGGGAGATAAGTAAATCCATTAGCACTTGTATCAGATGTTCCTAAAGTCAATCCAGTATTACTATTTACTGACACAGATGTAGCATTTACAAGAGAACTATTTGCTGTGGTGTTTACTGTAGAGTTACCAACAGCAATTGTTCCCTCTGAAACAGTAATAGATGATGTAGAATTAGATACTACTATATTTGAACTATTTGCGACAGAATTTACAGTAGAATTTCCAACTAAAATTGAACCAGAAGTTGCTGTAACTTCTGATGTAGAGTTAGAAATTGAAACTGTAGTGCTATTTGCGACAGAATTTACAGTAGAATTTCCAATTAAAACATTATTTGCAACTGTTGCATTATTGGATGCAAAAGTAAAGGCAGAATAAACTTCATCAAAGTTATCATTTACTTTATCAAAAGCATCTCGTAACGGATCACCAGTTCCGTCATTCGCTGTTGTGCCTATTCCTATTGTTTGTTTTGCCACTTCTTATGACTCCTAAATTAAGAAACAAAATCTGCTAATGGTAACATTCTATCAACCGTATAAGTTCTGTCAGCAGTAGCAAAGAAAGTATAACTGTCCACAGTAACAACATTATTATCAGCTAGTAAAATACTAGAATCTGAAGTATAATCAAAAGATTTTACAGCTGTATTACTACTATGTAATAATTCTATATTAGAACTTACATCTTGTATAAGTTCAAACTCTCCAAACAATTCAGAACCGGCAGAATGAAATGTATCTTTTATTATATCTTTGTATTTAGCAAGTATTTTTTGAACTTTTATCTGATAAGAAAAATCTTGATAAAAATAACTATCTTGTATAAATTTATCAGAACTTAAATGACTTCTTGTTGTTGACCAAAAACCTCTACCAACACCAACACCACCTTTAGTAACTTTACCTTCAACAAGACTTGCAATGTTAAATTCTGTTATATTTACAGACATTAATGCACCAGTTCCATTAGAAGTTCTCACTGTAAGTGTTGGTGTTGTTTGATATCCCGAACCTCTATCATTATAAACAACTGATGTTACAACACCATTACTATCAGTTCCTACAACTGCATTTGCTGTATCTGGTGTTCCTCCTCCAGAAAAAATAACTAATTCGTTATTTTGATATCCAGAACCACCAGAGCCAATTA